GCAGGTTGTAAGTCCAAGCATTGCTGTCAAAGTCATAAATATATGATAAATTAGCATTATCTGAACCATCTGATGGAGAGCGGAACATAATTAATGAGTTACTCATTGCATCATAGCCAATCATAGCATCCTTTAAATTGGCAGAGCCCATAGCAAACTTATACCAAGGGTCTAATAAAGAGCTTGTTGACTGGCTGGTTCCCAACCTTTTTTCAATAAGATTCCTGACCCGACTGCCATCATATAAAAAGCATCCAGACTCATTAATCCAAGCAACTCCAAACTCAGTTCTGGTTACACTATAAGGATAGCTTACACCCATATATTTAACAGTATCTTCCAAGTACCAACTGGCTGGACTGGGGTTTGATATATTAATTACATGGACAAGGTTATGCTTAAATGCCAATAGCCTGTCAGCAAAAGTTTCCAATGCTACGTACTCACCAAAATCGCCCTTGGAAACATCAATGAAATTGTGAGGTAAAAAGGTATCAAATTTTCCAATCTCACTATACATCAGCCTGTCTCCATACCTTTCCAGCTCACCAGTAAACCCAAAGGTTTTAACATTAGCTATAAAAGTCCTGCGACCAGCTACAACCGATGCTTTATAAAGTTCATTTCTCCCGCCAATGGAATTAAACTTAACATCAGGAGCGTATCCATTTATTGTATTATATGTATCAAGGTTGGGGGCTGATGAATTACCATCAGAATTGCCAACAACATGATATCCATTACCATCCTCGTAAGTCCAATTAACATGGTCTCCATCAAGAGTTGTCCTAACTCCTTTTACTATATCTATATCGGCTAATAATATAAGGTCATCATCAGTTTCGGCTATTCTTGTATATATCCTGCCGCCTGAAATCCTGCCGCTATACGCTAAATCAGCATATATAGATACTGTTAGTGCCTTACCGCCTGCGGCGGGATGGTTAAAGACGGCTATAGTAGACGCACCATTGCCCATCTTAACTGGTAAAGACTCTTGGTTCCCATCGTATATAAATGTCTGAAAATATTCATATGAGCCCTTTGCCCAATCACCGGGTTCAGAACCATCAGCAATGCCCACATTCCACCCTAATCCTCGTTCCAGAATAGGAGTATCATGGTTTGCATAATCAACTGGGGAAGAACCCCCTAAAAACCCGCCATAAGACCTTCTGTAAGCCATTGTGCCACCATCAGCTCCGGAAATCTGTCGGCAGAGTAGAAATTCATTAGCCCCGCCATCTGCTCCTAAAGCCGTACCTATAGAAATAACCTCACCAACTCTGCTTTGGTCTAATACATCTGTATTACTTGTATTTTCAAATGTAAAATTAATAGTAGTTTTACTTGGGTCTCCATCAACCCTTAAAGCACTTGTACCATCTTCTTTTTGAATTGACACACCCCTATTATTTTGAAAATATTCAGCAGTGCCAGTTCCATCATTAGATGTTATTGCACGTCCATAAGAATATGAAAATCCGCCTGATGTTTTAGGAGGGCTTAGTGTATTTGAATGGTCTTGCCATTCTGTAAATATAAGACCATTGGCTGGGTCACCGCCATCTGCGTCCACTTTTGCAAAGGCAAATTGATGCCTCTGAATATAGCCAAACCATCTTACAATACTTGTATTTTGTTCATTAATATTACAAACCCTCAACGCTTCATCAGCAAAATGATATATATATTTTGCTCCAGCCCCATCCATAGTTGGCTGTATGGCATTCATTGACCAGCCGCTATCTGCGGTAGCGTAATTGCTAACCGCATTGGTAGACCATACATGAACATCCTGACCACTGGTAGGGTCTCCAAGTGCTACAAGCTTATCTCCGGGTGCCCTTATTACCTCTATAGTAGGGTCTGTAGAATCAGCAGAGTCTTCCGCTACTACGGTTTTACCCTTTAATATATAATATACTTCATCATCAGCTTCATTAATATCAGTTACTGCAAAAATACCATTATTACTTGCCGTACCGGATATTTTAATATTATCGCCAATTTTTATAAGGCTACCGGTGTATATAGTACTGCTATTTGAATCACCACCATCAATAAGGTGCATATAGCTTTCTTGGGGAACCGCCATAACTACAGTGGGCTATCGTCAGCCGGCCCCTCATCGGGAGCAGTCTTAACTGCTATAAATTTAATATTACCATCACCTGTACCTATTGCAAGAGGCTCTCCGCTTTTTGTCTCCGTAATAGTTTGCTCTGAATCTCTGCTGTGGTCTGATTCAAAATAAAATAAACCATACCCGCCAGATGTAGCAAAGTCCTTATCTATCTGAACTATATACTCAGATAAATTAGTATCACCATCTTGGTCTTCTATGTGAGCATACATCTTCCCTACTGTCTTGATCTTTCCAAGGGCATCAACAGACATATTCTGTATAAAAGAAGATTCATTCTCACGCAGATCACGTGGGTCTTGTCTGGTGTTAATACCGCCAGAGAAGTCACGTATTATATAATATTGCTTGGGCATTTATTAAAACAATCCCCACTTAGCTTTAACAACTGCCTTACCTACATCAATTAATTCTTTCATAACAGCATCTTTTTCTTTTTTAGTAAGCTTACCATCTGCATAAGCTTCTTCTAATTTCTTAAAAACATCAACACATTCTTTGACTATGCTCTTATACCTTGTTGCCGCAAACGTAGCCATACCAGCTACAATAACACCACCAAGGTAAAAAAAGTTTGACCAACTTACCCATTCACTCATTATACTAACCTCATTATTATTGATACGATTATAGGAACTGTCAGAATACCAATAGAACCAATCGTACCTATCTTGGTTAAATTGGTCTTATTCTCTTCAACCTGACCGTTCAATTTATCTAAATGCTTTTCAACCCTTTGAAGAGTCTTAAAAATACTCACCTGCCGCTCTTCCAGCTTTACCAGCTTGGCTGTAACATCATTCCTGTATTCCTCTACCCTCATATCTCCCACCCAGCTATACTCCAGCCGCTATCACAGCCAGCAATTAAAGTAAGAATAATGAGAACGCCGCCAAGGAAAAGCATATAGCAAAACCATAAAAGAAGCTCATTCTTCCTCATGACAATTACCCCCTATATGCTATCAATGCGGCAGTAGAATCAGTATGGTTTATGATACCGCTGAAATTACCGTAAAGTATGTCTCCCGGGATTAAATAAAGATAAGCACCAGTGTGAGAATCTCCCACATTAGACGATACCTTTATCTTACAGTATGTAGCGGCTGGGCTTGATGCTGACAGCGAAATAGCTGTTATAGCTACCCAATTTCCAGAATCCGGAGTCTGGGTGTTTGTGTCGTGCTCAGACACAACATCGAAACCATTTTGCCCCAACTGAAGATTCAATGCCTCAGATGATGTATACTTATTTATTTCCTGCATAATTTTATCCTGTTATTAAATTACTATCCAAATCGCTATGGCAGTCTCTACAAAAAGATCAGCGGCTGTATTATAAGCCCATCTTTTCTTAGTACCATAGACCTCTTCAGTTCCCTCAATGAAATATTCTGCCACCTCCCAAAGTAAACCCAGTAAGAATACAGCCATTACAGCCCAGAAAGCACCAGAGCCTAACCACAGTGCCACCTTGCATATAAAAGCCCCACCAGCAAGGTGATAGGCAGTCCAGTGATCAAGCTGACCACTTGACAGTTGCCACTGTACGAACTTATGTAACGGTTTTATCATTTATTCACCACCTTACGGTCTATTAACTTATGTTTAACAAAATCAATTCTCCCATTACCATCAGGATGCTTCTTGGAGCATTCAGAGACAAAAGCAGTCTCAGCGGTAACAAAACTGTCTGACCTCTTTACAATATCTCCATCTACTATTACAAAATAGTCTTTAGCTGGTGAAGGATAGCTAAGGGTCACTACAGTCCCGTCTTGGTATGTCTGGGTACGTGTAGCACTTGGGGTAGTGTTCTTGTATAATTGGACTTCATGGCCCTTAGCACATTTCCTTACTAGCATTAGGCCGCCGCCTTCTCCTCGTCTTCCGGCTTTAATACGGCCCGCAACTGAGTCCTAGCCTCTTCCAATCTTTCGGAAAAAACCTTTTCGCTGGTTGCGAGTTGCTCATTAACGAACATATTTGTTCGTATTTTATTTTGCAAATCACTTACGTGACTTTGATTATTATGCACTTGAGCCGCTAACTCCTTCTGGGTATCAGACATATCATCTATGATGTATTCCTTACCCTCGAAAGTAATAGTTGCCGGCCGGTCTTTTTCTTTTTTAGCCATGTTGCTATTCTCCTGTTATTTAAATTATTCTGCTTGTTTAGCCGCATATGCCGCTTTTACTTCATCTGTCCATAATGCAGATGCCATTCCTTTAATCTCATCTGATTCACTTGATACATCCATATCAGGTGATAAAACTCGTCTTTTATATGAATAAGAAAGCTGTTTGCCATCTTCAACAATCGCAGTTTTCTGTCGTTCTTGAATATGTTTAAACTCTGTTCTTACTTCATAATCGTAAGTGATTTTCTTTTCTAATGCCATAATCGGCTCCTTTGTTTGTTATTCGTTCCAACTATATATCCATATAGTATTGAATTATTCATCTGTTATGTAAGTTAAACCAAAACCAAAAACCCAATGTGTATCAACCTGTGAACCAGCTAAATGAGATGTTGTACCATCGTCTGCTCTCATTCTGACTTGGAAATAACTTTGCCCTGTCATTGCTTGCGACCACATATTATGTGCTAATGTTGTGCCGTTATTACCAAGATAAGCAGTTCCATACGCATTTTCAGCCCCATCGGTTAGTGCTGTAACAGCAAAAGGCAAACTAAATCGCACAGAACCAGATATAGTATCTGTACTATTATCAGGAGCAACTTCACCTTGAACATGAACGACTCTACCAATTTTAGTATAAGCACAATCTGTCCAAGAAGCTTCTGTAGATTGAGAGCCGCTTGTACTACCAGTAATTGCGATTGCCCAGTATCCTTCCTCATAAGCATCAAGAGTATTTACATCAGCCACACCAGCTTCTGCATCATCTGGAAAATTAACTCCAGCACAATAAACAACAGCCCCACTATCCTGAGCCATATAAACTGCGGTGACATCTGCGTTTCCAAGTGTGACTGAGTTGTTTGTATCTACTGCTGTACATCCATATCCAATAGCTGTTTGATAAGTGCCATTAGCAGAACCAATATTGGCTCCTGACCCTATCACAGTATTGAATGAGCCTCCGTCCATATTTGCCCCAGCATCCGACCCGACAGCAACATTATAACCTTCAGCGGCATCTAATTGATGTAATGCATTAACCCCAATAGCAACATTTTGTGTCCCAGTTAGTAATTCATCTAAGGCATTTGCTCCTACCGCAACATTATAAGTACCAGTAGTAACTGCTATTCCAGCCGAAGAACCCAGCAACGTATTTTCCAACGCCGCTCCTTGTAATGCATAACCAGAGCCATATCCTACGGCAGTATTATCATTTCCTTCTAATCTTGTGCCAGTAACACCCTGACCAGACTGCGAACCAAGAAAAGTATTAGATGTACCAGTTGAAACAAATAGACCAGCTAAATATCCAACAGCCGTATTAGTACCATGATTGAGAGCATCTGCTTCAAAATATCGAAGAGCATTATAACCAAAAGCGGCGTTACCTGTACCATCTACGTTTGCCTCTAAAGCTTGACATCCTACAGCAGTATTTCCGGCACCAACTGTGAGGGCGGCGAGGGCAGAACGTCCCACCGCAACCGTTCCATCAGCACCATCAGCATTAATTGCCGTACCCGCCGCATAACCAACTAATACACAATTATCTATATCAGTAGAAGCTATTCCCGTCTGAAAACCAACCATAACATTAGCACTTCCAGTTTGGTTGATAAGACCAGATTGATATCCTATATATGTGTTTAAAGTAGCTGAAGTGTTCGCAAGGCCCGCCTGATATCCAACAGCAGTATTTCCTATCGGATTTGCGCCTCCTGTCTGTGCTGTGAGTGCTTGATAACCGACAGCAGTATTATAATCACCGTCATCTTCGGCATCTAAACTCTGGTATCCGATTGCGGTATTGCCAATTCCTGATGTAACAGCCGCACCTGCTGAGTGTCCTACAAAAGTGCTACCATTTGCATCAATAGCATTAATGGCAGTCCCTGCATTGTAACCCAGTAGAACATTATAATCTCCAACAGTTTGGGCGTCACCAGCATAAGCTCCAACTATTACGTTTTGTTCTCCTCCTGCTTCCATCATTAACCCAGCGGAAAATCCGATTGCGACATTATCTGAGCCAGTAAATGCACCTCCACCATTCTCACCAAGAGTAAGACAACCTACTGCAACATTCCTATCGCCAGTACTGACATTTTTTGCCGCACCATGACCTATAAAAGTATTGTTTAATCCCCCAGAAGCGATGTCCTCACCCGCTAAATATCCGAAAAGCGTATTACCAGATAGTGAATCTTCACCACCAGTTCCACCACTATCATTATTCGATAGGCTGATGCGGGAGTTGGAGTCGATTTTAAATCTTATAGCTTCTGAACCTCCAGAATTAGTATAAAACAATAAATGTCCTTTTTCATCGTCAGAAGAGCCATCATGACTACCTTGAATCTTAGCCAATACACTTACCT